TGTCGATGCAGCCATGAAAACAGATCCAGAAAAAGGCATGGTTAATATGGCCGCTGCAATTGCTGCACTAAAAGAACACAATATAATGCAAGGTGATAATGCGCCAATAGTTAGCGAGCAAACAACGACAGTCATCCAAACACTTAGCGATAGATTGCGCGGTGGGTCTAAGCGTTGAACAATCATGAAACAGCAAAAGACTATGTAAATAGAGTTGATGATTTAACTCTTGATGAGATAGCGGACGCTATGAGCTACAAATGGTTCAGGCTTAATACTTTTTATCATATTAAGAACAAAGCAGGCCAGAAGGTTTTATTTGTGCCTAACCAGGAACAAGAAGCCTTTTATTGTCGCCAGCATTGCAGAGACATAATACTAAAAGCTCGACAGTTAGGCTTTACCACCTTGAAAATGATTAGCGACTTAGATGATTGCTTGTTCAATGAAAACTTTAGTGCTGGCTGTATATGCCACAATTTAGAATCAGCGAAAGATATTTATCGCAATAAAATTAGATTTGCATATCAAAATATTACAGAAGACCAGCGGCAATTAGTTGCTGAAATAGGCTATAACCTGCCAACTCCAATCAGTGACAAAGATAATAGCTATGTGTTCGATAATGGCTCAAGTATAAAGGTATCAACTGGATATCGCGGCGGCACACTGCAAAGTCTGCACGTATCTGAATTTGGAGCTATATGTAAGCGCTCACCGGATAAAGCAAAAGAGATTGTGACAGGTGCGTTTGAATCTGTTGCTGCTGGTAACGTTATTACTATCGAATCAACAGCAGAAGGTAGAGAGGGCTACTTCTACGAGTACAGCATTGAAGCTGAAAGAATGCAGAAGCTAGAAAAAAAATTAAACGTGCTTGATTTTAACTTTCACTTTTTCCCTTGGCACTTGCGTGATGAATACAGTATAGAGGGCGAAATAAGTAGGCAGCTACTACCTTACTTCTCAGAGTTAGAGAATAAGTTTAATGTTGCGCTATCGGATAATCAGAAAGCTTGGTATAGCTCTAAAAAGAAAAGCCTTGGTGAAGATATGAAGCGCGAATACCCCTCAACACCAAAAGAAGCGTTTGAGGTATCAATAGAAGGCTCTTACTACTCTAAGCAGTTTACGGATATATACAAAGACGGCCGCATCTGCGCATCGTTTGGCAATACTAATGCTAAAGTATTTACCGCTTGGGATATCGGCGTTGGTGATAGTACAGCAATATGGTTCTACCAGCGCATAGGAACAGAGATACACTTAATTGACTACTACGAGAACAGCGGCGAAGGGTTGGAGCATTACGCAAATATAATCTACAAGAAAGGTTATGATTACGGCAGGCATTACGCACCACATGATATCGACAACCGCGATTTCTCAGGCAAAGGAAAATCACGTAAGCAAATGGCAAGGGATGGCTTTACAATCAATGGTCAGATTTATAGACTAGTGTTTGAAGTAGTTCCCAAAGGCTCAGTGGAGGATGGTATAAACTTCTCACGGAAAATGCTAGAAAGATGCGTGTTTGATGCGGATAAATGTGAGCGAGGCATTAAGTGTTTGGAGTCGTATCGAAAGGAGTGGAACGATAAACTAGGATGCTATAGAGATAAACCGCTGCATGATTGGGCATCAGATGGCGCGGATGCGTTTAGATATCTAGCAGTGACAGAAGAAGGCGGTAGCAAGCCGATGAGTAAGCCCATGAAAGTATCACGTTGAGGAATTACAATGGATGATTATTTTGATAAATCTAACCGGCATGAAGTCGGCTTGCACCGAGTGGCTACTGGATTAATTAACGACTACACAACGCCAAATTTGCAGGCTGTATATAAAAAAGCTCGCTTAATGCTGCTAGATGCAGAAGAAATTAAATCTGTGAGTCAGTTAACAATATTAACAAATAAAATAGCGCGTGAGATATTACCAGAAACCACAGCAACGTGGGCAGAGGTTACAGCAGCATTGCAAGTTGTTGCAGTTAATGAAGCATTGTTTAATGCAAATCTATTTAAGGATATTTATGACGTGAAACTAGACGTTCCGGCTGATAAAAAGATTCTAAAATATATTAATAATTCTCTGCTTACTTTGGAAGGTAGCGCAAGGTCGAACTCAGGCGTGTGGGCTGAATATGTAAAGCAAAACAGTGCATCAGTTGGCAATGTGTACAATAACCAAATTAAGAGCGGTTATGCAGCAGGTGAGAGCGTTAACCAAATAACTAAACGATTGCGAACAGTAACAAATGGCATACTTAAAAACGAAGCTGAGGCATTAGTAAGAACTGGCATGAGTCATTATGCAGTCAATGCGCGTGAGTCAATGATGCGTGATAATGAAGATGTTATTACTGGCCGATACTTCAACAGTGTATTTGATAACAAGCGCACATTGATATGTACAAGCTATGCCGCGCGGCAAGACTCAATGAGTGAGCCGTGGGGCGTTAATGATGCGTCAGCGCCTAACTTGCCATTGCATTTTAATGAGCGCTCAAATTGGCTGTTCTTAGTGCGTGACCAAAAGCGACCTGAAGGAACACGCGCAGCAGTCGGCGGGCAAGAGGGTGAAGAGGCTAAAGCAGCGTTTGAACGCCGTGAGAATAGCTTAAACAAGCGCAGAGATAACCCAAACACTACAGGTAAAACATCTAGCAAGCCAACTTATAGAGGCCGCAAAGACAGCGATACTTTTAACGCTGGTCAGATTGCCGGTGATACAAAAGCAGCGGCTTGGTTACGCTCGCAGCCTTCCTGGTTTCAAGACTCCAATCTAGGCAAGGCAAGGGGTGATTTATTTAGAAGTGGTCGACTTAAATTAGAAAAGCTCACCGATTTTACTGGTAAGCCATTAACTATAAAAGAGTTGATTGATAGTGGGGTTTAGATTAGGCCGCTGTAATTAGCGGCTATTGTTTATTTTAGAGGCAAAATAACTTCATTAAGCAATCCTTCATCTTGCATGAACTTAATCATATCAACTTGCACAAAATAGCCTGCATTACGTAGCGCAGACGCTACGCTATCCAGTTGCTTATCATCTGCTTCTTGGTCACGCTCAAAATATTCTGCAATATTTGCAGGGTCCGTGATTACTTCCATATTTTTATCAACTTTATTGAAATCAACTCCTGCTTTGCAAAACTTGTCAAAAGTAAATCCTGCTTTTACAGCTTCCATGTACCCAGCAGAAAAGTTAGAGACTGTAAAATCAGCCATGCCTTTGTCCATTGCAATGCTAAACGTTGGTATAGTTTCTTTATATAAATCCTCACAAAGACTTTTATTCATTGTTCTTACATCCACATTAGATTTTACTATGGCATCAGAAACAGACCTAGCAAGAGATTCAAAACATACTGGATTATCGTCTTTGTCGTGCTCGTCTTGCAGTGCAATTAAAGCGTCAATGTCAGGTTTCCATGTGGCAATGTCGACTGGGTTATTCTCAATACTCCAATGCCAATCAATGGCTAACATATTAATGCTGCGCATATACGCAACCACAGGAAAACCATCAGGCATAGGCTGCTCGCCTGTGTTGTTGCGTGGTGCAAATGAGTCGATGTAGGTTTCTTTTGGCTGACTAGCGTTTGCTTGAATAACAGAGCACTCAAATAAAGGCCTGTTAAAACTAGAAACGATATCAAAAACTGTATTTTTAAACGACACTTTATCGCCCGCAACAAAATCGCCGCCTAGTGATTTAAAAAAACTTAAACGTAACTTATTCATAAAATACTCCTTTGATTAACGGACCCTTATAATAAGACGGTACGCTTTAATTATCTAATCGTTTGTAACTATCGAAATCTGGCAGTTGATAGTTACACTTTAATTATCAGTAAGAAAGTGAACCTGGCTTCTCCCTATTATTTCAGCAAAAGAATGTATTCTATCGCGAGCTAGTTTATATATTTCCTTGTAGTCCATTTCTTTATTCATGCCGTCAATAAGTGCTTTTTCTATAACATCATCAGCAGTGCATGACTGCATAAGCTGTTTAATAGTTAAGATCTCCCTAAGGTTTTTATATTTCTGCTCAATAAGAAAAAGCGCTTTGTTTTCCATCTTAGCTAAATTTGTATAATATCTATGTGCTGAGGTGCTTCCCTGTTTTGTAGCGTAATCAACAAAGTCCTTAATTACATCGGTTTTTTGCTTATATACAATCTTTCCATCGGATCTAACATTCTGCCAGTTTGGATCTTTTTGCTGAGAAACAATATTAGCAACAACTTTTTTTAATCTGCTAAATTCTTTAGCTACTCTAATTTTTAGGGCTATTACTTCCTTTGAGTTCCTTGCTAATAAAACAAGCAATATAAATTGGTCTTCATTAAGTAAATATCCTTGAGTTGGCCGCCCACCTTTTGCTGTAGGTTTCTGCATCTGAAAACGCACTACTCCGAATTCCTCAAAGTCAGATATGTTGTCTGAGATAATCTTTTTTAAGGCTCGATGCTCTCCGTACCCCATGGCAACGAATAAATCAAAAGTGCTAACTGCTGGCTGGTTGTTGGTGAGGACTACTAAATCATTCATAAATCAATCTCTATGGTTAATGTGAATGTATATTATAACATATAGCTGTAAATAATTACAATAACTTAATAGCTGTGCTAGTAAGGCGATACTTCCTATTTATTATAGTTAGGGGTTAGGAAATAATTGCTTTCACCACCCCTTTAATAAAGGTGCAATAAATAATGCTTAAATAATTACCCCTATTGAGTATGCACTTTCATTCACTGCCAACTAAGCACCATTTGGGCGGCCTCCTTTTTGTCATTGTATTTATGCCTTTCCAAAGGTAGGAACCCTATATCTGTAATTGCTGGTTAAGTAACTCAGCGCAATTTTGCGTTCAGTAAAAATCAGCACTTTGCGAATATTGAAACTAATTTTTTAGATGTCATTTTATGCCTCTTTGGTTTCACTAAACTTTGCGCCTTTGCTTTGGTTATCACTAGCCCATAAAGGCTGCAAGTTGCTAAGTGCGTTAATTATTGCAGGGTCAGTTATTCCTTGAGCTATAAATCTAGCTACCGGCTTCTTGTGGTCTATATGCCATTCACCTCGATTCTCCCAATTCATGCCGTCTTTAAAGTTGAACTCAATGCGCTTTTTTAATTGCTCGATTGTGTACCCGCATAATTCCTCGGCCTTAGACCTACCACCTTTCCAGTTTCCTATTATTCTATT